CGCCAGCCGCTAAAAACGGTTTGAGTAATGCAATTTCCAAAATCAGAGAATTTGTCGACGGAGAAATGGAGGTTCAGCCTACGATTCGTCCTGTTTTGGATCTTTCCGAAGTACGTTCCAGCGCTGGCCGGCTTACTGCTATCCTGAGCAGAAGCCAGGCTATGAAGATCAGTTCTTCGATGAACCGGGAAACAACCGGGGAAATTCAAAATGGAGATGGCACGCCATCTGTTGGAAATTCCTATTCCTTTGTACAAAACAACTATTCACCTAAAGCACTGTCGAGAATCGATATCTATCGCCAGACGAAGAATCAGTTCTCCGCTTTGAAAGGATTGGTGGAAACATGATTTATTCGATTGTTGTCACCAATTATTTAGGTGACAGAATCAAGCTTGAGCTGGGGAAGCCTGATGTTTCGGGCTTCCTCATCAAGTCTATAACCGGTCTTGGCCCGGCGAAAGCCAACGTGAACACGACGGAAGTTTCGACCAACGACGGCTCTCTGTTTAATTCCGCAAGGCTGAGCCAAAGGAACATCGTGCTTGACATGGTGTTTATCAACACAGTTTACGGGGAAAGCATCGAAGACCTGAGACAGAAATCCTACAAGTATTTCCCTCTGAAAAAAAGCGTGGAGCTTACCATCGAGACGGACAACCGGTATGTGAAGACAACCGGCTATGTGGAGTCGAATGAACCGAATATTTTCAGCTCTCAGGAAGGCACGCAAATTTCCATTATTTGCCCCGACCCTTATTTTTATTCGGCTGGAGAAGATGGGAACAACGTAACCAACTTTTACAGTATCGACCCGATGTTTGAGTTTCCGTTTTCAAATGAATCTCTGGACGAGCCGCTGTTGGTTTTCGGCGAGATTCAAATAAAGACGGAGGGCGTTATCACCTATCACGGCGATTCCGAAATTGGCGTGATGATTTACATCCACGCTATTGGACCTGCGACCAATATCAATATCTATAATACCGAGACTCGTGAAGTGATGAGAATCAACACCGAAAAGATTTCATCGCTGACTGGGAAAGGGATTGTAGCAAGCGACGATATTGTCATCAACACCGCAAAGGGTGAGAAAAGCATTACTCTGATTCGGGAAGGCGTCTCCTACAACATCCTGAACTGTCTGGACAAAAACACAGACTGGTTCACGCTGGCAAAAGGAGACAACATCTTTGCTTTTACCGCAGACAGCGGCGTTACAAATCTCCAATTCCGAGTCGAGAACAAAGTAATCTATGAAGGGGTGTAAGACATGGAACTACTGGTATTAAATACTGCGTTTGAGTCTATCGCCGTCGTGGATACTTATGAATCTCTGATTTGGACGGACCGGTATAACGCATACGGTGATTTCGAAATCTTCTTTGCCATGGATACGGGTCTTCTCGAATATCTGAAAGAAGACAACTATCTTTGGCTGAAAGAATCGGAACACTGCATGATTATAGAGGAAATCAAGATTGATTCCGACACTGAAGATGGCAATCATCTGATTGTGACGGGCCGGTCACTGGAATCTATTCTTGAACGCCGCATTATCTGGGGGCAGCGAATTTTCAGCGGAAATTTTCAAAATGCGATCCAGACGATGCTGAATGAGAACATCATTTCGCCGTCAATTGCGGACCGAAAGATTCCGAATTTTACATTCAAGGCTTCCACAGACAGCAAAGTAATCGGACTGACGATTGACAACCAGTATACGGGCGACGACCTGTATACCGTTATCAAGGGGTTGTGTGAAGAGAACAACATCGGGTTCAAGATTATTCTGACCGATGACAATAAGTTCGAATTCAGCCTGTATGCTGGCGCAGATCGTTCGTATGACCAGACGGAAAACCCGTATGTGGTGTTCTCTCCGAATTTTGAAAACATCATCAACAGCAACTATTATTCATCCAAGGCCAACTTAAAAAATGTAACGCTTGTCGCCGGGGAAGGCGAAGGAGCGTCAAGAAAAACAACTGTTGTAGGGTCTGGTTCCGGTTTGGACAGGCGCGAATTGTTTACAGACGCCCGAGATATTTCGTCTGACACTGAAGACGGGCAGTTGCCGGAAAATGAATATATTGCTCAGCTTACTGCCAAAGGCGAAAAGAACCTTGCCGACCACGACAGAGTTACAGCCTTTGAGGGGGAAGTCGAGGTCACAAGGCTGTTTAAGTATGGCGAAGACTTCTTTATTGGCGATATTGTCCAGATTGCCAATGAATATGGGAACGAAGGATCTGCTTATATTTCGGAGCTGATTATCTCAAGAAGCAAAGACGAGCAATCCATCTACCCTACTTTTAAGACTATTTCAGAAAAGGAGGGAACGAGCTAAATGAGCGTAACTTATGGGTTTTACAACTCGCTGAACGGCGACCGCAAGTATAACGCTGAGCAGGTATCGAGCTTGTTTGACGGTTTGATTATCGATGGTGTGTTCGCTTCCATCGGGACGGCTTTCGCAGTAATAGCGACGACGGGAATTACCGTCAATGTTGGAATCGGCAAAGCTTGGTTTAACCACACATGGACTTTGAACGATTCTATTCTTCCGCTGGAAGCCCCGGAAGCCGAAGTCCTTTTGGACAGAATCGACGCAGTTGTGCTTGAGGTGGACGCTACGGAATCTGTTCGGGCAAACAGCATCAAGTTTGTGAAAGGGACGCCGTCCAGCGCTCCATCTAATCCGACTCTTACAAACGAGGGCACTGTGCATCAGTATCCGCTCTGTTATATTTACAGAAAATTCGGAAGCTCCGCGATTACGCAGGCCGATATCACAAATATGGTTGGTACGGAATCTACCCCATTTGTCACAGCTATGCTGCAAACCATCAGCCTTGACGAGCTTCTGGGCCAGTGGCAGAGCGAGCTTGACCAATTTGTCGACGCAAGGCAGGACGAGGTGGACCAGTGGATTGCCAGCGAGGAATCCGACTTTACCGAATGGTTCGATCAGATGAAGGCGGATTTACAGGCGGAACAAACCCTGCTCGACCAATGGGTTGCCACTGAACAGGCTGATTTCCTGGCATGGTACAACCAGATGAAAGACCAGTTGGGAGAGGACGCCGCCGGAAATCTTCAAAACCAGATCAACAAGGATGAGATCAAGCGGATTCTTCTGGTCGGGTTTGAAGACGGAACAAAAGAGTTTTCGGAAGACGGAACGGTTATTACCTCTACCGCCAGCGACGGACGAATCCTGACGAAGACATTTACAAACGGATTCCTCACAATGACGAGCGTGCTGAAGAGCGCTGCCGGCGCAGAAGTGGCGAGAGCCGTGAAAACCTTTAACGCCGACGGCAGTTTAATCAGCACTGTCGTTACGTATTCTTAATGCGAAAGGAGAAAATTCAAAATGGCAGAAGAAGATCTGATCTTTGGGAAAAACAGACATTTCTTCGGCGGCATCGAGCCGTCCAATATGCAGAACTTTACTGCGGCTATTGAAGGCGAGCATGTCAAAATTACAGCGCAGCTTCCTGCCGACACGGTTATCAATGGGCAAACGCTTTGTACCGTAGAGGGGGCCGTTATCCGAAGAAATACAACGGATTATCCTAAGGATGAATTTGACGGAGAAGAGGTTGCCATTATTAAGACCTCTACGACTTTTGTGGACAGCGAAACGTCAGCAACAGGCACTTATTACTATGCGGCGTTTCCGTTTACCACACAGGGCGTCTACAACCGAAATAAGGCGAACCGTGTTGTGGTGAATGAGCCGGAGCCAATGGAGGAGTTTTCCGCAAAGTCAGTATATATTTCCTCTTCCGATACGGTGAAAGTAGAAATTACTGCCAAGCTTCCGGACGGTGTTGCCGGTGCTGTAATCCGAAAGAGCACGACAGGTTATCCGACGAGCGAAACCGACGGTGATGCGCTTACGACAATTACGGCAGACACTGTATATACGGATACTAACGTGACAGTCGGAACCACTTACTATTATTCAGCGTTCCCCTACACTAGCACCGGAGCCTATAACAGAAGCGAAGCCAACCGCACAAGCGTAACCCCGAAAAAGCGGGATTATCTGTTTGGTTACGATCTTGTCAAGTCTACCAGCAGCCCGAGCGGACGTGTTTCTTATCCTGACGATGTTGACAACGCGAATTTCACGCCGGCCAAGATGAATTTCGGCGGCAGTTTCAGCTACGGAGACTGGAACTTTGCCCCTGGCGAGAAATTTATGCCACGTCCGTGTATGCTGACTTACGCCGGCGTTGTAGACCATTATCTGAATCCGAACGACTACACGCAGAAGGCGGAAGGCGGGGCTTCCAAGGTTGCTGATACTTCCTTTGGCGGCAACGCTATGATGGAATGGCCGAAGATCTACACCAAACGGTGGGAAGAGGGCGGTGTGTACCATTTCCGATGCTCGGATACCCCGCAGGATGAGAGTTGGGAATGCTGGAGCAACTACGACCGGCTCAACAACCAGATCGACCACTTCTACACCCCGATTTATTTCGGTTCCAATGTGTCAAGCAAGCTCCGCTCTATCAGCGGGCAGGCCAACATGGTAAGCCAGAACGCTACGACGGAAATCAATTATGCAAAGGCCAACGGAAGCGACTGGTACACCGAAGTCCTTGCGGACAGGCTGTTGATTCAGGATTTGCTTGTCATGATGGGCAAGAGCACCGACGGCCAGACCGTTTTCGGTTCCGGCAGAAGCTCAAGCAGCAACTCTTCGGCCGTAAACACTGGCACCATGAACAGCAGAGGCTTGTTCTGGGGTTCCAACAATGGTACGGACGGTGTGAAGGTGTTCGGCATGGAGCATTTCTGGGGAAACCTGTGGAGACGCACTGCTGGCTGGATGAATGTAAACGGCACGCAGAAAGTAAAGCTTACAAGAGGCACAAAAGACGGGTCTACTGCAAGCGATTACAATACGGACGGCAATGGCTACAAAACGGTATCCGGCGCAACGCCTTCTGGCACTTCTGGAGGCTATATCAGCAGTATGAAAACGGAAGGGTTCGGACGGATTCCGGTTACGGCAAGCGGTTCGAGTAGCACATTCGAGGCGGACGGTCTTTACTACAACAATTCCGGCACAAGGTATGCGCTTGTCGGCGGCGCCTGGGACAATGACCTTCCGTGCGGTCCGTTCTACGCTCATCTGAGCGTTGCGCCGTCCTATTCGGGCTCGTCCTATGGCGCGGCTCTCTCTTGTAAACCACTTGCGACGGCGTAGCCGTCCGAAGAGGAGAGGTCTGGAGAACCTTAGGTTCGCCGGAGTAAAAATAAAATCAAAAGGGTTATGTACTGCGAAAGCTGCGATTGTCGGCGGCAACTGGAACAATGACCTTCAATGCGGTCCGTTCTACGCTAATCTGAACAATACGCCGTCCAATTCGAACTCGAACAATGGCGCGGCTCTGTCTTATCCAATAAGAAGTTTCTCACTTAATGCAGTACATATTGCTGTAGAAAACAGCAAGAGACAATTTGTTTCTTCCTCACCACTTGGTGAAAATTAACTCGGTGCAAGCATCTGCTAGTAGCTGAGAATATGTCGAACGCGGATGAGAGGATAAGAGAGAATATATGAAATCCTATAACCACTTGTACGAAAACTGCATATCCGAAGAAAACCGAAGGATCTCCCTTAACCTTGCGAAACATAGCAAGCGAATGCGAAGAATCATGAAAAGCCGGCACCTGTCCGACGATGCTCTGGTTGCCTTATCCTACGACTGGATCAACAACTATGAAAACGCCGAGCATGTGCCGGTTTATATTTATGACGGCATTACGCGCAAAGAGAGGGTTATTATCGTCCCCACAATGGAAGAGCTGATTGTTCAGCACAACGTTGTGAACGCTTTGAAGCCGATGTTCTGCAAGGGCATGTATGAGCACAGCTATGCCAGTTTGCCGGGAAGAGGCGCCCACAAAGGGAAACAGGTCATTGAGAAATGGATTCGAACTGATGCGAAGAACTGCAAGTATGTTCTAAAAATGGATATCCGGCATTTCTTCGATACCGTTCCCCACGACAAACTGAAAGCTAAACTCAGGAAGACAATCCATGATGAAAAAATGCTGGATTTGCTCTTTCGGATTATCGACGTAACCGACGTCGGGATTCCGTTAGGCTTTTACACTTCCCAATGGCTTTCCAACTGGTATTTGCAGGGCCTCGACCACTATATCAAAGAACAGTTGGGGTCCGTGCACTATATGCGCTACATGGACGATATGGTTATCTTCGGCAGTAACAAGAAGGTTTTGCACCGGACAAGACAAGCAATTTCCGATTATCTCGAAAATGAGCTTGGGCTTTCACTAAAAGACAACTGGCAGGTTTTTCGGTTCTCATATGGGAACGACAAGGGGCGCGACCTTGACTTCATGGGATTTCGATTCTTCAGGAACCGAACGATACTTCGTAAAACCATAATGTACAAGGCCACGAGAAAAGCCAGAAAACTTTCCCGAAAAGAGAAACCAACGATACACGACGCCCGTCAGATGCTGTCATATCTCGGCTGGATTGACTGCACCGATACTTACAAGATGTATCGGAAATGGATTAAACCATACGTCAGCTTCAAGCAACTGAAACGCAAAATCTCACAGCATGACAGATACGACGACAGAAGAGTATACCAAAAGCTTGTCAAACCTTACAGCTCGAAAGGAGGATAAGGCGTATGGAGCTAGACTACCGATATGCCGAGAGCACCGTCAAGCCGTCTGCCCTTGAAATCAACGACGGCACGGTTTATCTGCGAAAAGACTATTCCGAAATTGTCCGAACCTCTGAGCAAAGCGAAGAAGTCACTTACTGGACATATCAGGAGGCCCAGATTACCACGCAGGAATTCAATGAGTATGTCAACATGCTCATGGCTCAAAATGCGATCAAGGGTCAGAACGATTCCGAGAACATCGTCAGCCTTATGGTTGGACAGGAAAACAACGACAGCAATCAGCTCGCCGTTATGGAAGCGATTGCCGATCTGTACGAAATGCTTTTGTCAATGTAGGAGGTGCCGGTAATGGTTAGTCTTTACTGCACGCTTATCATCAATAAGCGAAGAACATTCGACCAAGTCCCGGAGAAAATTCAGGGCGAAGTCGAAACCAGACTTAGGGAACTGGGTTATGACGTCAACGGCGATCCTGTTGCCGGGGAGGTCTAACCATGTTCTATATACTCACAAAACTATTTGTAGGAGGTAGTAAAATGGTAGCATTGTATGTTGCACTGATCGTCAATGACCGCAGGACCTTTGAGCAGGTTCCGGCTAAACTGAAGGCTGCTGTGAAGGCAGACCTTGAGGCTATCGGTCTCGACGAGAACGGGAATGCGATTGTAGAGTAATCCCGTCGGAAAGAAGCGGGGCCTGCTTAATTGTGGGCCCCAATTATTTTTCTTTTTAAGAAGCTTTAGGGGATATTTTCCGTAGGCTTCTTTACTCATTTTCATAAGGAGGACGATGCGAAAAATGGAACCTTGGCTTCAAATGGTTGTGACAATTGTATGTGCGGTTATAGCTTCTTCGGGTTTTTGGGCCTTTATACAGAGAAAAAACGAGAATAAAGATGTAAAATCTCAGATGCTAATTGGTCTTGCTCACGATCGAATTATTTTTCTCGGAATGAAATACATTGAACGCGGCTGGATTAGTCAAGATGAATATGAGAATTTGCATGATTATCTGTATAAGCCCTATGAAAAACTTGGTGGAAATGGCTCCGCACAGAAAGTTATGATTGAGGTAAATAAATTACCCATTCACACATCAACTTATCAACCGCAAGGAGGAGACGAAACATGATCTGGAGGTGATGATATGAGTTACAGCGTATCAGGAACTACAATCACACTAACAAGAGGCGATACATTCAAGGCTGTTGTTTCAATTACACAGCAAGACGGAAGCCCTTATGTTCCTGCTTCTGGCGACAAAGTAAGGTTTGCCATGAAAGCAAAATACGAAGATCAAATTCCTCTATTGGTCAAAGATATTCCAATTGACACGATGAGGCTGACGTTAAATCCGGAAGACACGAAGAATTTCGACTTTGGAAAATATGTGTATGACATCCAACTCACTAAAGAAGATGGGACAGTAGACACATTTATTACCAAGGCAACGATAAAAATCACAGAAGAGGTAGATTAAGATGAGCGAAGTTAAACCGTTCGAATCCATCAGCGGTTCTATCTCTGGAGAGTCTGCCTTATCTGGAACATTATCAGTAGCTACTGGCGGAGATTATGAAGTGTACTCTGGAGAGTATGAAGTAATTCCTTCGACAGACTCAGAGCAGGTGCTCAAAACTGCCAGTAAATTACTAAATAGAGATGTTGTAGTCGCTAAAGTTCCATATTTCGAAACAAGTAACGATTCGAATGGGAAAACCGCTTATATTGGAAAGGAAGTGTAGTTTATGCCAGACACAAAAGCAATCAATAAAGTTATATACGGTGGAAGAGTCCTTATTGACTTGACTGGCGATACTGTTACCGCTGACAAGCTACTTGCTGGATATAAGGCACACGGGGCAGACGGTAATATTGTAAATGGTACTTGCGATTATGACATGAATACGCAAGACGCTAATGCTACCGCTGCTGAGATTCTGTTAGGTAAGAAAGCCGGCGTTGGTGGTCAAATGGTTACCGGTACCATGAAAAACAACGGTGCCGTTGAGGGATTGATTTCTGCAAAAGACGGAGAATACACAGTTCCTCAGGGTTTCCATGATGGTTCTGGTAAAGTGAAAATTCACCCGGACGAACAAGCAAAGCTGCTTCCTAATAACATTAGGGAAGGTGTGACGATCCTCGGCGTCGAAGGCTCTATGAGCGGAACCGAAGGCGCTAATCCTCAAGCCAAAACAGTGACCCCTTCTACAAGTCAGCAAGAAATTCTTCCAGATGAAGGATACAACTACTTATCCCAGGTTACAGTATTGGCAATTCCATACGAAGAAACTGAGAATCCACAGGGAGGCATGACCGTGACAATTGGCTAATGAGAGGTGATAATAATGTCCTTTAATAAAGTAATCTATGGAGGACGAACGCTTATCGATTTGACTGCCGATACCGTAACAGAAGATTCTTTGCTAGAGGGCTACACCGCTCATAAGGCAGACGGTTCTATTATAACCGGAAAATTCAAAGGCGGAAGTGAAACGGAAGAAATAGATCGGATTCTTACTTCCGGCTTAACTGACGGATATAAATATTTTCTGGATGATGGAACCATTATAAGCAACGATAAAGCAGGCAACCTCAAATTAACCAAGACTTTTTCGAATAATTTTAAAACCTGTACAACCATTTTGACCAACGAAGACGGAACCGAATTAGGACGAACAGTAAAGAATTATTCGGACGATTATCTTGTTATAACCACCATCGATCATCTAGGGCGCAAACTTGTCAAGACATTCAATACAGTATTGAAGACTTGCGTTTCCGTCCTTACGGACGCGGAAGGTGTACAGTTGGCTAAACAGACAAAAACCTTCTCAGACGATGGTTCGATCATTGAAACAGAGGTCGTTTATGGCAGTCAAACGACGTAATAAAAGTGTATATATCTCGGTTTATTCCTACATTATACCTGCATTTTGGCTGAAAAACCCAGTGTTTCCGGGCGTTTTTGTTTCTATCATAGAAACTTACCTTGATTTATCAACTGCTAAAACCCAGTAAATACTCGGTTTTAAGAGTAGTTAGATGTGAGAAAAAGTCGAGAAATGTAGGTAATTCATATATTATTCCTGCATTACTCCTATACACTTATTCCTATACAAAAGAGAGCCTCCTTGTGGTATCGGATGCCCTAACCGGCGTCCCGCTGCAAGGAGGCTTTTTCTTTGTTATAGGCAAAAATTACAAGCTATTTTATTTTTTCTATTTCGTCTTTCAGCCATTCAAATTCTCTCTGTGTATAAACTTTTTCAGTTATATCGGAGATCTTATGACCAACCATATACTTGATAGCGTATTCGTCAACACCATATTTTTTAGCCATGGTAACAAAGTGCTTACGCCCATCATGGGGCCTATGCTCTGGATTAAGTTTCAATTCGTCTCGAATCATTACAAACACCTTTTGATATCTGCTATAGGTCAAAGCCGTATTCTTGACCCTGCTGCTTGGATTGGCGTAATTGAACAGATATACGCTTCCCATTTCCTGAGCCTCTTTATAGTGCCGTTCTACCAAGTGTCTTATTTTTGAGTGGATAGGTACAACACGGTTAGTACCCGCATCGGTTTTCATTCCTCCGCTGAATGTACCGTTTTCAAGATCCACATCCTTCAATTCTAGCAAACCAATTTCCTGTGGCCTCCATCCGGAATAGCACTGAATCAAGATAATGTCTACATACATTTTATCATCTACATGCTGCCAGAGCAAATCCATCTCTTCTTGTGTAAACGGTATGTGCTCTTTCTTTACCGTTACGATTTCTTTGATGGTTTCCTCGGTTAGATTGAACGTTCTCGAATAGTTGCGGTCTACCAGTTCATATTCCAAGGCATAATCGAGCATTAAGTTGAACAGTGACTTAATCTTGTTCTTCATTGATGCGCTCGGGGTTTGTTCTTTTCCTCGTACTACGGATATCCCTTCTTCCATACAGCCTTTTATATGACGTGCTCGGACATCAATCACTCTCATGCTGTACACGGATGAACAATATCCCCAGGCGGATTCTACTGCTCTGCCGCTCGCTTCATTCTTCAGAGTTTTCAAGTATTCTGGTTTCCACCGTTCGTACAATTCTTTGACGGTGAGAGATGGCTCAAGATCATATGGGTTCTTGTTATATTCCACAAGAGCAGCATAAGCGTCATTATAGGTAGGAAAATAGGATTCCGGCTTTAGAGGTTTACATATTGGCCGTCCATTTTCCGCTTTTCCTACACTTACCATTGCCCTGAATGGATTGCGGAGATTACGGTTTTTAATCTCGCTGATCTGTCCGAATCCGTTCGGTAAACGGCGTCGTTTGTTGTTTTTGTTTCGAGGCTTTCTTGATTTGGAGCTTGACTGCATCGGGTATCCGCAATGCGGACAGGAAACAGATTTATCACTTACTTGCAATTCGCACTCCGGACATTTTATAAGCATAGAGACCACCTTTCCATTGATTTGCTATTAGTAATCATATATCATAAGTATAGGAATTGTCAACTCCTACACAAAACTTTTCTTGCTGCGATTGGAGGAAAAGATGAAATATGATTAGTGAGAGCAAATCAACCTGCCCCAAATGCGGCGGACAGTTGAAATATTACGACACCGTAAAAAGAATTGTACGGACGAAATACGGCGTCAAAAACAAAGTAGATATTCGAAGGTTCCGATGCCAAAAATGCAGCGCTATGCATCGGGAACTTCCGGACTTTATATTTCCATACAAGCAGTACGAAGCGGAAATCATCATCGGTGTTTTGGAAGGGCTTATTACCTGCGAAACGCTCGGCTTTGAAGATTACCCTTGTGAAATGACGATGATCCGATGGCGGCTGTCTCCACCTAAGTTGTTTTCACTAAAAGCTGTTTCTAACCTAGAATAGCAGTTGAAAGGAGGCAAAAGCCAATGGATGAAGTTATATTTGCATCTGGTTCCGTACCGGTAGCCGTAGCAGCGAGGGTTTATGGGAAAGACGCTTCATGGATTCGAGCCGGCATTATATCGGGGTGGCTGCCCATCGGTAAAGCAACCAGGAACGGAAAACTTATCACCAATCTGAAAGAGATGAATTCGAAATACGGACGAATCAACTTTTACATCTCTCCAAAGTTACTGTGGCAGGAAACGGGTTATGTCTGGCGAGGTGAACGGGTATGAGCACAACGATAAGACCGGAAGTATCAGAGAAAAACCAATACTGGATTGAGAAACACCGGTATTACGAACTGAAGCATTTCTGTCTACAGTATCCGATATGGCGGAAATCGTATGCCATGCTGGATGGGTTTCCAAGCAGTTGGCCCAAATTGATACCGCCGGGCAGGACAAATAACATCAATGATCCGGTTACTAAATGCGCGATGGCAAGGCTGTTTTACTCGAATCGGATGGACATGATTGAACGAATGGCCAAGGAAGCGGACGAGGAACTTTCCTGTTATATTTTGAAAGGTGTGACGGAAGGGGCTTCCTATGATTACATGAGAATCAAATTCTCTATCCCATGCTGCAAGGACACTTATTACAACTTGTACAGACGGTTCTTCTGGCTGCTCAGCCAAGAAAGAGGGTGATGTGATGAAGATTGTAGATGTGGCTGTTAAGAAGGTCTATCGGTTCAATTGCCCGAACTGCCAGAACAGGCTTGAGGCGGAAAGCAGCGAACTGACGGACATAGGCGGTAAGGTAAGCAAGTTTTATTGCCCAGTGTGCCGAAAAGAGCGTTATATAACCTGGTCGGACTTGAGGAAGAAAATCGTCTATGAGGATTCGCAAGAATAACAAGCTCCTTTATGAAAGGAGTGTAAGACTATGGAAATACTTAAAAGAATCAATAAGACGGTTAAGGCCAAACAGATCGGAAAGATTATTGGCGGAATAACTTGCTGTGGCATTGGCCTGTATCTGCTATGCGACTACTTTGAGCAAAGCGGATGGACCAAATGCCAACAATTTATCCATCAATATTATCCGGAAGAATACTCAGCCATAACAGAAAAGGTTATTAAGTATCACGAAACGCACTGATTTTATAGATTGAGCCTAAGTTTCCTTAGGCTCTTTCTTTTTATCCTAGATTAGAATTCAGTACGCAGGTGACGGAAAAACATGTTAAATTGATATCTGAAAAATTCCCCGGGTTGAAAATTTGGAAAAACATTTTAAAAGGAGGACGCACATGAACTTGGCAATTATCTTTGCTCTCGGCGTTTTGGTAGGCGCCATTTTTACGGGTATTGTATTTCGACTTTTCTTAGTCGGAACACTTCGAGTTGACCATTCAGATCCGGATGGTCCTTTTTTATTTTTGGAATTATCGAAGCGGGTTGAAGCTGTGGTTTCAAAGAAGTATGTTGTGCTGAGAGTAAAGGCTAAAGACTTCATTCCGCACAAATAACACTTCCTTTTATGGAACCCAGTAAACGAAAGGAGAAATGTAAAATGGGCGAAGAAATTAAAAATTTGTTGGAAGAGGAAATCAAGAACGAAATCGAAAACTTGGCTTCTCTCGAACCAGGAAGTGAAAAACACTCTACAGCAGTGGAAAGCTTGGCGAAACTTTACAAGGTGAAGCTCGATGAAGACAAAACTTCAATGGAGTATCTGGACAAAACTCAGAATCGTGAAAGTGATGAGGGCTTTAAGGTTGCTCAGATTGAAGAGAATGTCAAAGATCGGTATGTCAAAATTGGTATTGCAGCCGCCGAGCTTGTGCTGCCGTTAATGTTCTACGCATTCTGGATGCGAAAGGGATTCAAGTTCGAAGAGAAAGGAACTTATACCTCTACGACATTCAGAGGTTTGTTTAGCCGTTTTAAACCAACCAAGAAGTAAAATGGTTCCGAAACGAGGAGTTCGTGGATATTACACGGCCTCTTCGTTTTTCTCCGTTAAAATCGCATCCGCTATTATGAGAGATATAAAAGTGCTTTTTATCTCTTGATAATTCAAAGGTGGCGGTTATACTTAAAATTGCCACACAGTATCAAGGAGGTAATTTGCAATGAGCTTTTTTAACGACGCGCAAAAGGACGCATTACTCACTGGCAGATATATTTGCAGTAAATGCGGAGCAAGAATGCAGTTCGAGGATGAATGGGAAGATATATTAGTATGCCTCGAATGCGGCCATTCCGTAGAATTGGAACGGTACGGAATGGAAGACGATGAGGAATATGAAGCTCTGTATCCTACCAGAGAAGAAGTTTGCGGAGAATTTGATGAAGATTAAATAAGATTATTAGCAAAAGGGAGAGGGCCCTGACGAGGGCTCTTTCTCTTTTCTTTTTGGTGGTGTATATGAGATACCATTTTGATAAACCGGAAATCTATCTGTCTATGTACGGCAGCCGTTATATTTGCGATCACCCCGTTTACAACAGTTGCACGCTATACAAAATCGGAGAAAAAGGACTGGCTGTGATACAGCAGCGGTTTGACGAGGGAACCAAGAGTACATGGTGGAGCGAGGTTGACCCGTGGATTACAGACGCTTTATATTTGCACCCCAATTTTCGGGAATACTTTGACGCCCGTTCTGGAACTTGTACGGACGGCCTCTATCCCACCGTTACTGTCCGTCAAATTATGTGGGCGCTGAAAATGAAACCTATCAAACGGGAGCAATGGGAAACAGTCTTTGACAGACGAGAGATCTGAGTTCGCAAAAATCGCATCTTCTTTTACGGAAATCAATGGATATTTGAAAGGAGTAAAAGGAGTATGGATGAAATGAAAATAGGGTCGAAATTCACGACGGGTATTCTGTCGAAGTTGATAGCTATGTTAATCCGAAAGAAGTTTGGGTATGATGTAGAACTCAAACTTAATGAGGTGAATGCAACGGTTATCGATGGAAAAACACATGTCCATCTGGATGTAGACGCCGAACTCGAAAAAGACGAGCTTATGAAAATTTTAAAGAACATTGGTTTGTAAGGAGAAGGGCCGCTAACAACGGCTCTTTTCTTTATTGCCGCGCGAAAATTACAACGCTTATTATGAGGGAAAGAGAGTAACTGATTAGGATAGTTGAGGTTGCCATAATAGTAAGTTTATGCTTGGCTTACATCTTTCTCTTTTAATTTTTTCACGAAAGGAGAAGACAATGAGCATCGATCAGCTTGAACTAATTTTGTATGACATGTATCACATGGATGCTTGGATGCCTCCGTTGTTTGGAAAATGGACAGAGGAATTCAAGAAAAGCAGTTATTCACAATGGGCTGTCGACGAGCTCAGAGATTTTATCGCCGAAAAAATATATCCGAGAACATCGGGAGCAATCGATGAATTCTGTGAACTCGCCCACGAATTCATGGTGAAGATGTTTGCTTATTCAAAAGTAAATCCGAGAACAAGCCAAATATTTAAATCGGCCGGCAACATGGCTGTAGATATCCTGGATTTACTGAGAGCTATGAGATGAACGAAAGGAGAAAAACATGAACAAAACCCCTGTTATTCAAAGGGCGCTGCACAAATCGGGACTATATTTGAAAAAGTATTCTCCCGTTGCTTTATCGTGTGTAGCATCCGTAGGAGTAATCGTAACTGTTGTTACAGCCGTTAAAGCTACTCCAAAAGCTGTAGAACTTGTAAAAGCGGACAGCAGAAAAAATCACGATGGAGATCCATACGCCTACACCAAAAAAGAGGCGTTTATGTCAGCGTGGAAATGTTATATTCCGACCGCTGCTTTTGGCCTTTCCACGATAGTCTGTATTATGGGAGCCAATGCGCTTAATAGCAGAAAACAGGCCGCCCTGACAAGCGCCTACGCTCTTATCAACCAGTCCTATAAGGAATATAAGGACAAGCTGAAAGAGCTTTACGGAGAAGAGGCGCACAACGCGATTGTGGACTCCATCGTAAGCGAAAAGTGTAAAGACGTTTATATTTCGTCGCCAAGCTTTATCAGCAGTTCGAGTCTTGACTTTGGTGAAGGCATGGAACCCGAGATAATTCGTACTTTCTACGACAGTTTTTCCCAGAGGTATTTTGAGACAACCATCGCCAAGGTTATAGAGGCGGAATACCATTTGAACCGCAATTTTATGTTTCAAGGCGTAATTCCATTGAACGACTTCTATGAGTTCCTTGGGCTTGAAAAAACCGAACTTGGAGAAACGGTGGGTTGGTCGTCCTGCAACGGCGATATTTACTGGATTGATTTCAATCACCATAAATTAACGCTGGAAGACGGTATGGAAATCTTCGTCATTGACATGGTTTTCGAACCGACCGCCGAATGGATGGAAGATCTTTAAATCCGCAAAATTTACAAGCCGTATTATGAAAAGGAGGTAGCACTTTATGATTAACGCTAAAATGGTAAAAATTCTTGGTCTTGTCGCCACCGCAGTAGGTATGGGAGCAACACTACTAACCGACTGGGTGAACGAAAAGAAAATGGAAGAGAAAATCGATGAACGCATTAACGAAAAGCTCGCCGCACTTAATGACGAAGAGGAAGAGTCCTAACAGGGGCTCTTTTTCTTTGCTCGACAAGCTATCGTGTGCGATTCGGAAACGGCTGTTTCGATTATCAAGGAACATGTAGACCGGCACTTATTCAGTCCGTCGTTCTCATGGCCTAAAGACGAATTTGAAAAACAGTCGTATTCACAATGGGCCGCTTATGAAATTATCAATCGAATTATGGATAAGCCCTTTGAAATGCCTATCTGTATTATCGAAAGTTTTATCTGCGAAATGGCTATGTATGCTTGTTATGGCGAGGACGAGCATCGCAGTTTGATATTTCAGACGGCGGTTGAAACAGCCGAAGAATTGATTTTGTTATTTGTTTAAACGAAAGGAGAAAAAAACATGAAGAGTAAGTTGTGTGTTGTTTTCGGTATTGGAGTATTCGCAGGATTAGCCGGCGGATTTGTTGTCTCTAAAAAATACATCTTAAAATCGATGGAGAAATATCTTCAGTCTGATGAATGCAAAAACCAAATAAAAAGCAGAGTCGATAAACTTTTAGGTGACTTAGTTTCTGAATAAGAAAGGAGAACTCAAATGGGGAAACACAGTTTATCCAGCATTGCCAAGAGCGTACGGACGGTGATGAAAAAGCATAGTCCGGAGATACTTACAGGTATCGGCATTGCTGGAATGATTACAACCACAGTCATGGCGGTGAGGGCAACGCCGAAAGCGCTGATTCTTATCGAGGAGAAAAAAGACGAACTTGAAACAGACCAGCTAAGCGGAAAGGAAATCGTAAAGACATCATGGCCTTGTTATATTCCGGCCGCAATCGTTGGCTCGGTTTCCATTTTCTGTCTTATTGGCGCCAGTTCAACAAATCTGCGCCGGAACGCAGCGCTTGCAACCGCTTACACACTTTCTGAATCAACTTTAAAAGAATATCAGGAAAAGGTTGTAGAAGCGATTGGCGATAAGAAGGAGCAGACGATACGGGAGTCGATGGCAAAAGAGAAAATTGTGAAGAATCCCGTTCGGGAAGTGATTCTGACCGAGAAGGGCGGAAACACCATCTGCTATGACGCTATCTCGGGGAGATATTTTAAGTCGGACAGAGACACCATTAACCGAGCCGTAAATGAATTGAACCGGCAAATGCGGGACGACATGTATGTAACGCTCAATGAATTTTACTATGCGCTCGGATTAGATGGGACGAAATTGGGAGACGATCTGGGTTGGAACATCGAAAAAGGATATATCGAACTTGATTTTAGCTCCCATCTTGACGCGAACGGCACACCTTGTCTTGTCATTGATTATCGGGTTGCGCCGGTTTACGATTATCACTCCTGGTAATGTCATCACTGAGAAAACCGCGCGAAATTTACAATTGCTTTAATGGAAGAAGTTCCACATTTTCAGAATTTGAAAGGAGAACATAAAATGGAAAACAATGCGATTATGAACAACGAGGTTATTGAAACTACTGAGGAAGTCATCGAAAACACAGGTATGAGCAAGGGTATCAAGATTGCAGCAGGCATTGGTTTGAGCGTAATTGTAGGCTTTGTGGTCTATAAGTACGTAGCAAAACCGGTGATTGCGAATATCAAAACCCAGATCGAGCTGAAAAAGATGGCTGCCGAGAAAAAGACAATCATTGTTGACGAAGCAGACGTTTCTACAGAAGAAAACTGAAATTTGAATCTGTGAAATTCGGACAAGGGAGAGTGCCTTAAACAAGGTGCTTTCCCTTTTTTCTTTTTACCAAAAAGGAGGGTACGAGAATGAAAGCGTATTACTACGACGGACCAGTCATGCGATTTGAAAACTGCGTGCAAAATCGCTGGAAAGCGTCTACCTACGCCCCGTCGGAAGCGAAAGCTAAGAGCAATCTTGCTTATCGATATAAAAAAGAAAACGGCATGACGCCGAATACCAAAATCACTCTGCCTGGCAAATTGATCCCGGCTTAAGAAAGGAGAAACCTAAGTGGAGGAATACAAAACCAATTCGGATAAGTCTCGTCAAGAGCAGTCTGAGAAAAAAGTGGAGGCGGTCATCAGCGGAAAAGCAAAAACCCGAAAAAAGGGTGAAATGCAGAAATTCGCTGATGTTTTCATCGCCGAGGACGCCAACAATGTAAAGTCTTATATTTTGCTGGAAGTCATTGTGCCGGCAATTAAAAAGGCTATTTCCGATATCGTTACTACCGGAATCGATATGATTCTTTACGGTGAGGCAGGAAGAACAAGAAAAAACGGTTCTGCTTCCAAAGTATCGTATCGGAATTATTACGAACGGGAAAGCGAACGCACCCGAGCCGGCTCCGCTATCAGACGGACAAATTTTGACTACGATGATATTTTGTTCGATACTCGCGGAGATGCGGAAGCGGTGCTGGATTCCATGAACGATATTATCAGCCAGTACGGTATGGTAAGCGTGTCGGATTTTTATGATTTGGCTAATGTTGCGAACGACAACTACACAATGAACCGTTACGGCTGGACAAATATTGCTGGAGCAACTGCTGTAAGGGTTCGGGACGGTTATATTTTGAAACTTCCAAGAGCCATCCCATTGAATTGAAAGGAGAAAAAATATGCTTGAGTGTAAAATCTGCGGATGCAAATTCAATGCTGTTGAAGAGCGTCATTATATTTCTCGGGACAACGGGAAAAGCGGGTTAGCAGTAGCTTTTGGCTCAGAACCCGAGGAAAAACTGTATGACACTTTTGACTGCCCTTCCTGCGGCTGCCAGATTGCGGTTCAGGAACGAAAGAGAATCTATATCCCTTGCTGTGAAATCTGTGAGGAGGACGAAGAGTAATGTACGAATCCCCTGACAAAATGGTGTCGCACCCGGCACATTATCAATCTGAAACCGGTTTGGAAGCTATCGATGTGATAGAAGCTTTTACGTTTGACCTTAAAGGCATCGAAGCAACCGATACCGGCAATATCATCAAATATGCCTGCCGTTGGAAACAGAAAAACGGCATTCAAGACCTCGAAAAGATTATGTGGTATACACAGCATCTTATCGACCATCTCAGAAAACTCGAAAAGGAGAATGAAAACTATGAAAAATAAGACCGAAATTGTAAAGAGCGTCAGCGGCGCTATGAATAAGACCATGATGAAGGTCAGAAAGCACAGCCCTGAGATTCTCGTAGTGGCCGGAATCGCGGGGACGGTTGTAAGCGCCATTATCGCTTGCAAAGCCACAACCAAAGTAAACAAGATTGTGGAGGATACCAAGAACGATATCGATAAGGTTCATACCGCAACGGAAATCGGCGTTACTGAAGCTGGTGAATCTTATTCTGCTGAGGATTCCAAGAAGGACCTCACCATCATTTATGTGCAGACCGGCATTAAGTTTGCCAAGCTGTATGCTCCTGCCATTATTCTCGGGACTCTGTCCATTACCAGCATCCTTGCGTCCAACAACATTCTTCGCAAGAGAAATGTAGCGCTTGGCGCGGCTTATGCGGCTATCGACAAGAGCTTTAAAGAGTACCGCAGCCGAGTAGTCGAGCGATTTGGCGAGCAGGTAGACCAGGAACTGAAGTACAACATCAAAGCGAAGAAGTTTGAAGAGGTTGAGGTCGATCCCGAAACCGGAAAGGAAAAGAAGGTAAAGAAAACAGTCCAGGTGGTTGACCCCAATCTTCAGAGCGATTATGCCGTTTACTTTGATTCAAAGAGCCGCAACTATGAGACCAATCAGGATTATAACCGCATGTTCCTGAAGGCGCAGCAGGCGTTTGCCAACGATAAGCTTCAGACCCGTGGGCATCTGTTCTTGAACGAGGTTCTGGACGATCTGGATCTCCCCCGTACACCTGCCGGTCAGATTGTGGGCTGGACTGCCGATGGTCCGGATGGATATGTCAATTTCAGAATTGTAGAAGTCGAGCGGGAGACCGAAGACGGCAGACACGAGCCTGTTCTTCTTCTCGATTTCAACGTAGAGGGAAATATCTGGGAGAAGATGTAATTTTAACGCTTTCAGATTGATACTGGAGGTGGTCGCTTTATAAGAGAGGAGTTTTAAAAATGCGAACCATACTAAAGGGCGCTGTGTTTTTTCTGAGCCTTATCCTTTGCTTCATTATTATAGCGAGGATGGCCGCAGCCCCTGCAAAAGAGAAACCCGTCGAGGATACATATAACGATGCGTCTTCGACGGTATCTATATCCCCTATTGAAACTGTGCCGGAACCTTCGCCGCCTGCTGAGAAACCGAAACAGGTTGAGGAAGAATGGCCGTATCCTATTTCACAGGAAGAAATTGAACTTATCGCGTTGGTAACAATGGCGGAAGCGGAAGGCGAAACGGAACTCGGACAGAGACTGGTAATCGATACGATTTTAAACCGAGTCGACGATTCGCACTTTCCGGATAATGTGACCGATGTTATATTTCAGCCAAATCAGTTCACATCCATGTGGAATGGGAGAGTCGACCGCTGTTATGTAAAAGAAGAACTTGTAGAGCTTGTAAAGGAAGAGCTGCTGGAACGGACGAATTACGATTGCGTGTTTTTCACCGCAGGCGGATACAGCGATTATGGTGTTCCGATGTTCCGGGAATGCTGCCATTATTTTTCAAGCTACGATTGAAAGGAGCGTTTATCATGAAAGCATTATTTTCTTATGTGTTTTCTACCATGGCCGGTTTGTGCTTAATCGGCGGTATTGCCATTTTGTCTGGCGGAAGGGAGTAATCAAACGTGGATATGCTCGATGATTTCATAAATCTGCTTGACTCCATATTAGACAGCAAGCGGAAAAGACATATTACCGGCGGGATTCTCCTGAGCGCTGCATTGCTGTTCGGAGGTCTCGCCGTAACTGTTGTTACGATAAAAAACGAGGAGGATTACTATGAGCAAGATTAACTTCGCTATGTTTATGGCCGGTCTGACTATCGGGTCGGCCGCAACATGGCTTTGCCTTAAAAAGCGATACGAGCAAATTGCCCAGGAGGAAATCGATTCAGTAAAAGCGGTCTTTGCTGAAAAGAAGCCGGAAACGGTGATTCGCAAAGATGAAAACGAAAACCTTGACAAAGACAATAAAATCAAGGCTGACCAGGCTAAATTGAAACCGGATCTGATTAACTATGCTGCTAAGCTCGCAGAGGAAGGCTATACAAATTATGCCTCGACAAACAATAAAAACGTGAAAGAGGAGAAGGTAAATATGGTTGAAAAGCCTTATATTATCTCGCCAGAGGAATTTGGCGATTTCGACGAGTATACCAAGCTCAGTCTGACTTATTATTCGGACGGGGTTCTGGCGGATGAAAACGACGAGATTGTCAACGATATTGATGAGACCGTGGGCGCTGACTTTGCAGATCATTTCGGCGAGTATGAGGATGATTCTGTGTTTGTCCGCAACGACAGGCTGAAATGTGATTATGAGATTCTGAGGGATAATCGTTCCTACTCGGATGTCACAGGCAGATACCCCGGTCAGATGGAGGATTAAATGATAGAGAAAGAGCTGAACAACGAATATTTTGAATGGATGTGTCAGCTCGTATGCAACGAACGGTATTCCAAGGGTCTATCCTATCAAAAGCTGCTGAGGCATCTTCACAATATTGATTTCCAATATGTGATTCCAATGGATGGTAACAGGGCTGAAGACGGGATAGACCTCCGTTACCGTTTTGGATATGAAAAATCATACGAGGGTCCTATGATTGCCTCTTTTCTGGACAATCGGCCTTGTAGTGTACTGGAGATGCTGATTGCTTTGGCGTTTCGTTGTGAAGAAAACATCATGAATAATCCCGATGTTGGCAATCGAATGGGCCAATGGTTTTGGAATATGATTGTAAATCTTGGGTTAGGTTCCATGAGTGATTCCAGATTCGATTCGAAGTATACGAACGATGTTATATTTCGCTTTATGGATCGCAAATACAAACGGGACGGCGAAGGCGGCTTATTCACGATTGAGCACTGCAAGTATGATATGAGATCGGTTGAGATTTGGTACCAGATGAATTGGTATTTGGACAGCATCCTGTAAAGAAAGGAATTATGCTATGGTTCACAGCAAAGTGTTTGAGTGTTTTCAAGAACATCTGCCGGCGTTTGCCGAAAAGGTTGAAACCTATTTTCCTAACGGGAAAAACAGTATCCGTGTGCGGCAAAAGGACGGCAAGGAATTTATATTTTCGTTTAACGGAGAGAAAATTTGGCGGTTTGAAACTATCGACCAGTTTCTTGCAGGAATGAAAGGAGGAAAAGTTCATGGATGAAATGGTCCGTTATATTTTTGGAAGCCTTCGGAATTCGGAAACGATGTTCCGGGCAATTGGGAAATCTATCAGGAAACAGCAGTCGTTTAACCATAATATTACGTTTTGGGTAACGGTCGTAACGGCGCACCTAATTGTCAAAGAGTTTGAGATTCGCAATATGCGTTGCCAAATCGAGGCTCTGAAAACTGAAATTAAGGAGCTAAAGCAGACGGAAGGAGACTAAAGAACCTCGATGATCGACTTTTTAATGATTTCAACACGTAGTACGAAGCGTGGTGTAATAGAAATCTACCCGAAGTTTATCATTAAGAAAAGCTCTGATCTTATGATTAGAGGCGGCGACTTCTATGCCATATGGCTGGAAGACCGGGGTTTATGGTCTACGGACGAGCAGGATGCTTTGCAGCTTATCGACCGGGAACTCGATCGGTATGCAGAAGAGAATCGCAAGAATTTTGATTCAAGTGTTAAAGTCCTGCACATGTGGGACTCTGAATCTGGAATGATCGATTCGTGGCACAAATACTGTCAGAAACAAATGAGAGATTCGTTCCACATGCTGGATGAAAAACTGATATTTTCAAATACGCCTACGAACAAAAAAGATTACGCAAGCAAAAAGCTGAAGTACCCCCTGGAAGAAGGAACCATCAACGCCTATGACAAGCTGATGTCTACTCTCTACTCTGAAACGGAGAGAGAAAAAATCGAATGGGCAATCGGTTCCATAGTCTGTGGGGATTCTAAAAAGTTGCAGAAATTTATGGTTTTGTATGGCGCCGCAGGAACCGGCAAATCCACGGTTCTTAACATCATTCAGCAGCTCTTCGACGGGTACTATTCTGTGTTCGACGCTAAAGCGCTTGGTTCTTCGAGCAACTCGTTTGCTTTGGAGGCGTTCAAGAGCAATCCGCTTGTTGCTATTCAGCACGATGGAGATTTGTCGCGCATTGAGGATAATACCAGGCTGAACAGCCTCGTTTCTCACGAGTTGATGACGGTAAATGAAAAGTTCAAGTCTACTTACGCAAACCGTTTTAAATGTTTTTTGTTTATGGGCACGAATAAGCCGGTGAAGATAACCGATGCGAAATCCGGTTTGATTCGACGCTTGATTGATGTGTCTCCGTCCGGCGATAAATTGAGCCCGAAGGAATACAAAACGGTAATAAAACAAATTGAGTTTGAACTTGGCGCTATCGCATACCACTGCCAAAATGTATATCTGGCAAATCCAGGCAGGTACGATGATTATATTCCGGTCGCAATGCTCGGCGCATCCAACGATTTCTACAACTTCATCATTGATTCTTACCCCGTGTTTAAAAAGGAAGACGGAACGACACTAAAAGCCTCTTGGGAAATGTATAAAACGTATTGTGATGAGGCAAAAGTACCGTTTCCGTTTTCTCAGAGGATTTTTAAAGAAGAACTAAAAAACTATTTTCGCGATTACAAAGATCGGTTCAATTTGGACGATGGCACTCGTGTTCGAAGCTATTATATTGGTTTTCGGACGGAGAAATTCGAAGAGCAGACGATTTCGGAAAAGGAGGAGCCGGAACAGAAGCTCATCGAATTCAAAGCGCAGCCGTCCATCTTTGACAGAGAGTGCGCGGACTGCCCTGCTCAGTATGCGACTTCATCAGAAATTCCCACATCCAAATGGGAGAGAGTAAAAACGAAGCTGAGCAGTATTGATACGTCGAAACTCCACTATGTCAAAGTTCCGAAAAAACATATTGTTATCGACTTTGATATTCCGGATAAGGACGGAAACAAGTCTTTTGAACTGAATCTGAAGGAGGCGAGCAAATGGCCGCCCACTTATGCAGAACTTAGCAAAAGCGGGCAAGGCATTCATCTGCATTATATTTATGCGGAAGATCCGGCAAAGCTGAGCAGAGTCTATGACGACAATGTTGAAGTTAAGGTTTTCAACGGCAAAAGCTCTTTGCGCCGGAAATTGACAAAGTGCAATAACCTACCCATCGCAACCATCAATTCTGGTTTGCCACTGAAAGGAGAAAAGCAAGTGATAAATTTTGAAGGGGTGAAGAGCGAGAAAGGTCTTAGAACGCAAATCAAACGGAATCTGAATAAGGAATACCATCCGGCAACTAAACCCAGTATCGACTTCATCTATAAAATTCTTGAGGACGCTTATGCAAGCGATCTTCATTATGATGTTACGGATATGCGGAATGCTGTGCTGGCCTTCGCCGCAAGCAGTACGCATCAGGCGGATTACTGTATCAAGTTGGTCAATAAGATGCAGTTCAAATCTGCCGATCAATCTTCCGGAACAAAAAACGATGACGCCAAACTTGTGTTTTATGATGTTGAGGTGTTTCCGAATCTGTTCTTGGTCAACTGGAAAATTGAAGGCGAAGGAAAGCCGGTTGTCCGTATGATTAACCCTACGTCGGCTGAAATTGAGGAACTGATGCGGTTTCGTCTGGTCGGTTTTAACTGCCGCAGATATGACAATCACATTCTCTATGCCAGACTCATGGGTTATACGAACGAGCAGCTATTTTCACTTTCCAACAGAATCATCAATGGGAGCGCCAACTGCTTCTTTGGCGAAGCCTATAACGTTTCTTATACGGACGTTTACGATTTCTGTTCAAAGAAACAATCTTTGAAGAAATGGGAAATTGAATTGGGCATCCACCATCAGGAGCTCGGCCTTCCGTGGGACCAGCCTGTTCCGGAAGAGATGTGGACAAAAGTCGCCGAATACTGCGACAACGATGTTATTGCTACCGAAGCTGTTTTCAATGCGAGAAAAGCTGACTTTACCGCTCGGCAGATTCTGGCGGACGTAGCTGGAATGACGGTCAATGACACGACCAATTCTCTGACCACCAAGATTATATTTGGCAACAACCGAAAGCCTCAGGATCAATTCAACTACCGTTTTATGGGTGAAGTAACTCCCGATTGCGAACCCTGGACTATCACAGAAGATATGGTTTTGTATGACCATTTGGGAGATGAAAATTTCACCCTGTTTAATAAAGACGGAAAGCCGGTGTTCCCGGGCTACACTTTCGAAGGCGGTAAGTCCATTTATCGCGGCGAAGAAGTCGGCGAAGGCGGTTATGTCTATGCCGAACCCGGTATGTACAGCAACATTGCATTATTGGATATTGCATCCATGCATCCGAGCAGCATTGTAGCGGAAGAACTCTTTGGCCCTGAGTATACGAAGAGATTCAATGATATTCTTCAGGCTAGAATTGCAATCAAGCATAAGGAATTCGATAAGGCTAAAAAGATGCTGAACGGCGCGTTGGCAAAGTATCTGACAGACGAAGCTGCTGCGTCTGATCTGGCTCAAGCTCTGAAAATCGCAATCAACTCTGTGTATGGTCTTACTTCAGCAAGCTTTGACCATCCGTTCCGAGACAATCGCAACAAAGATAATATTGTGGCTAAACGCGGCGCCCTGTTTATGGTAAACCTCAAGCACGAGGTCCAAAGACGGGGCTTTATTGTTGCCCATATTAAGACAGACTCCATTAAGATTCCGGATGCAACTCCGGAAATCATTCAGTTCGTTATGGATTACGGTAAGCAGTATGGCTACAATTTCGAACACGAGGCTACATACGATCGCATGTGTCTTGTGAACGACGCTGTTTATATTGCGAAGTATAAGGATGGTAAACATGCTGGAGAATGGACAGCAACTGGCACCCAGTTTCAGGTTCCTTATGTATTTAAGAAACTGTTCAGCAAGGAGCCGATTGAATTCGAGGATATGTGCGAGACCAAGTCAGTAACTTCCGCGCTGTACCTCGATATGAACGAAGGATTGCCGGATGTAAGCGAACTTGAAAAAGAGCTGGAACGCATTGTGAAAAGAGCAAAAGAATTTGGTGTTACGATGGATCTCAGTGGTAACAGTGGAGATGCTGAGCTAGATCCGTTGGTTAAAGAAATCGCTAAAGGCCACAATTATCATTTTATTGGTAAAGTCGGTCAGTTCTGTCCTATCAAACCTGGATGCGGCGGCGGTATTCTGCTTCGTGAAACCGAGAATAAGAAAACCGGAGAAAAAGGATATGCGGCTGCAACTGGTTCCAAAGGCTTCAGATGGCTGGAGTCTGAGATGGTTCGGGAACTCGGTAAGGAAAACGATATCGACCGCACTTACTACAACAATCTTGTAGATGAGGCGGTGAAGTCTCTGTCTTCTTATGGGGATTTCGAACGGTTTGTTGCAGACGAGCCGTTTGTTTCTGACAACACTCCCCCATGGTTTGGAGTCGGAGAACCGCATGAAGAAGAGCCAACGCCATTTGATGTGAGGTGATACCTTTGCTTGTTTTATTGGTTATTGCCCTTGTGATATTTGTGTTGGTTAAATCCGACTTTAGCAACACTTCTTGCGATTGCACCGATGAAGAGTGCAGATCGTGTCCGTTCCCATGTGAAAAACACAATTTTTGAAAGGAGACCAATCATGGCTTATAAGAACGTAGACAACATCATCATTGAAAATGCGCACATCATTTTCAGAAATTTCAAAGGAGAGGAATCGAAATACAATCGTGCCGGAAGCCGTAACTTCTGTGTCATCATCGAAGATTCAGATATGGCGCAGAAGCTGATTGAAGACGGTTGGAATATGAGGGTTCTCTCCCCTCGTGATGAGGACGAAGAGCCTCGTCACTATATTCAGGTTGCGGTAAGCTTCGACAATATCCCGCCCAAGGTTGTTATGATTACCAGACGAGCACAAACAAATCTTGATGAGGAGTCTATTGCCACTTTGGACTTTGCGGAAATCAGGACGGTCGATTTGGTGATCCGCCCTTACAACTGGGAAGTCAATGGCAAGACCGGCGTTAAGGCTTATCTGAAAACGATGTATGTAACCATTGAAGAAGATGAGTTCGCCGAGAAATACGCTGCGGAAGAAGGCCCGGAAGAGGTTCCGTGGCATTGATATTTTAGAAGATGGGTAAGGGGTGCCGGCTTAGTGCATGTCCGGTTAAATGTCCAGTAAGGCCTCGATCAGATGCGCGCGTCTATGAGAGTAAGAGGAAACAGCCCCGTTCCATCAATCACCGAAGGGAGAAAAGCATATGGAAACCAGTGACAAAAAATATAGAGAAAAGCTCGTTCAACAAATTAAAGATGCTGGAGAAGAACTTATCAAGCGAGCTGATACCTTGGTACATCCGGACTTGGAGCTTATCACAGATTTTGATATAACTCTTAGTTTTTCACAGGATTGTTTTCCGGAAATCACTTTTTCTACTTCTGTTGTAAATAAAACTGCTTGCGATCGCCTTTGTAAAAAGGAGGTATAATGCAATGTTCTGGAAAAAGAAAAAACCTAAACGAAAACAACCGGTTAAAAAACAAATTCCGAAGCATATCGCTGACAATCTGAAATATGGAGAGAGTGTAGCCGAAGGATTTAAAAAAGGTGTTTCTGAGGTTTCGGAAAAGTATTTAAACACTCGAAAAGAATTTCTGAGAGTGTTCAGACAGCTAACCTATCGACATCGCTCTTGGGATATATGGAGCGACTTCATTATTATGTTCGCTTGCGCTTTATCGAATCCGGTGGATAAAGACCACTTCGACGAGAGAGAGGCGTTATATTTGCGAACTATCAAAAGATACAACAAACAGGAGCAGCCATTGTTTTCCGAACTTGCCGCATATACGGTGGTGGCTTTGGAAGAAAATCAAGAGCAGGACTTTTTGGGAAGCATCTACACGGAACTTGGCCTCAATAGTAAAGAACATGAGCAGATTTTTACACCTTACCATGTTTGCGAGCTGATGGCAGAAATCACTATGGAAGACGTTGTTGAAAAGGTCAAGAAAGACGGGTACATCACCCTGAACGATCCTTGCTGCGGCGCTGGAGCTACTTTGATTGCCGGTATTCATGCAGCGAGAAAAAGGCTGGAAAAAGCCAACCTGAATTACCAGAATCATATCTTGGTAGCTGCTCAGGATATCGACATGGTAGTAGCTTTAATGTGTTATATTCAGCTATCTCTTCTCGGCGTTGCCGCTTGCATCAAAGTCGGAAATTCACTAACTGAACCAATGACTGAAAACGATTCTCTGGACAACTATTGGTTCACAATGATGTATTTTTCCGATGTATGGTCAATGAGGAGACTTTTTAGGAATTTGTAATGGCCGGTATATCTCTAAGGGATTATCAATTAGACGCTGTCGACAGGATGAAAAACGGCTGCATTCTGTGCGGAGGCGTTGGAAGCGGTAAGTCCAGAACCGCATTAGCCTATTACTACAAACAAAACGGAGGCAAACTCGGAACAAAAAATTACGTGAAGATGAAAAGCCCTAAAGACTTGTACATCATCACGACAGCAAGAAAAAGGGATACGAAGGAATGGGAGGGTGAGCTTTCGTCCTTCCTTCTTTCTACTCATTCCGACGCAAGTTCATATTCCAATAAAGTGGTAGTCGATTCGTGGAACAACATCGGCAAATATGCAACGGTAACGGACGCCTTCTTTATATTTGATGAACAGAGGGTCGTGGGTTCCGGAGCTTGGGTAAAAGCATTTCTGAAAATAGCCAAGCTTAATGAGTGGATTCTGCTCTCCGCCACACCAGGAGACACCTGGGAGGATTATATTCCGGTGTTTGTGGCTAATGGATTCTACAAAAACAGAACGGCTTTCAAAGAAGAACACATGGTTATGACCTGGGTGAATGGTAAGTATCCAAAAGTGGACAGATATTTAGGCGTCGGTCGTCTAATACGTCTTCGCAATCGGATTCTTGTGGAGATGGATTTCAAACGGGAAACTGTCTCTCACCACGAAGATGTTTACGTGAAGTACGATGTCGCCAAGTATAAGGACGCTTCAAAGCTTCGATGGAACCCTTATAAAAACGAACCGATTACGAATGCCGGCGAATTGTGTTATGTGTGGCGCAGGATCGTGAATTCGGATGATTCCAGGCAAGTCGCTTTGATGGAACTGTTCGAGAAACATCCAAAAATGATTGTTTTCTATAACTTCGACTATGAACTTGATATTCTTAAGAATCTCTATTACGGAGAGGACGTCGAGGTTGCTGAATGGAACGGTCATAAGCATCAACCGATTCCCACTTCAGACAGTTGGGTCTATCTGGTGCAGTATACGGCAGGAGCCGAAGGATGGAACTGCATAAGCACTGACACCATCGTGTTCTACTCGCAAAATTATTCTTACAAAATTATGAAGCAGTCTGCCGGAAGAACTGATAGGCTAAATACACCTTTCAAAGAACTTTACTATTATCACTTAAAGTCTAGATCCGCTATCGATTTAGCGATCAGCCGGGCGTTGAGTGAGAAACGGAATTTCAACGAAACCAAGTATGTAAACAGTTATTCTAAAAGAGCTGCTTAGTCAGGAGGGAACAGTGACGTGAAAACACCAAAAATAAAATGGATTCCTTTTGATAGTAATAATCCGCCAGCAAATTTAAATCCATATGAAACTTTCCTAATTTTTCTTCGAGAAGATGACTATAACAACGGAGCTTCTTGGCATTATTCTGTTGATGTAGCATCACCTTATGGAGATTATCTGGACAATTTTTGGACCACCGAAAACGATTGGCTTGAGGGACAGAGGGTAGAAGTGCTTGCTTATGCAAGGTTTCCGTATTATCAAAAAGAAACTGAATTGGAGGATGGCAATGATTAAACTGGATGTCCAAGAATACTGTCATGGATGCGCCAATTTTACGGCTGACGTGAAGGAACCGGAAAAATATTATACCGGTTTCGATATTGTCGAAATAACAGATACTCTTGTTCGCTGTGAACATCGCAAATTATGCGAAAATCTAGTTCGATATTTGAGAAAGCAGGTAGATCTTGATGAAAAATCCGAGAATCAATGAAAGCTTGATTATTGGTGTTGATTTTGCCAAACGAGACGACGGTGTGCTTATTGTTGGCCGTCAAAAGAACGGAGAAGTCACAATCATCAACGCTTTTCAGGGCAAAGAAGCCTTTGATATTTACGAAAAACTGATTACGGTCAAGAAAGGAGGCGGCAACGATGGGACTGTCAAGACTAGCGGAGCAATGCCGAAAATGCCCGTTCAAAGATGATTGTAAAAATAAACGAATGGAAGCACTCGGATATTTGTCGGAACCGATTGTAGCTGAAGCAGGTACGTCGTCTGCTGCTGAATTGACTCAACCTATTCTTCGAGAAACTGTAAATATGATTGTTGACGGTAAAGTTGTTAAAGTGTATAAGGACGAGATTGAGAAGCAGCTTTATAAAGAGTTATATTCTCATTTTGATTTTCAGTTTGGAGGTTAATCATGAAAAACAATAACAAAAACAGCTTTGGATATAAAGTCGGACAGGCTTTGGCTTTTGTAATTGGGCTTTGTATTGCAGCTATCTTAGTCGCTTTGACTGTAAAACTTATTCTGTGGATTTTGTGATACTGACAACCGAAAGGAGAAAAAACAATGATTACTATTGGAACAAAAGTGGCAATTCTTCCTTGTGATGACTATAGAAACCGTTTTATCGGAGCCCAAGGAATCGTTCAAAGATATTATCATGACAAAATTGGAGTAAAAATCGATGGATGCAAAAATCCAGAAAGTGAGTTTGGTGTTTTCTGGTTTAGAGAAGAGAGTCTGGCCGTGATTCCAACCAATGCGATTAGAGACGACGCTATTAGACAAATCATTTTTAGTGGACCCAAAACAATTGTAATTTGGTCTGATGGCAGTAAAACCATTGTTTCTTGTAGTAAGGACGATACATATGATAGTTATACCGGTTTCTGCGCCGCTGTAGCTAAGAAAATGTTTGGTTCTACCAGTCAGGTTAAGAAAATCATTGAAAAATGCGCAAAGGAGGGCAAATGATGCATAAGCAAATCATAGCTGTGGACTTCGACGGCACCCTTTGCGAGAACAAATGGCCGGAAATCGGCTCAGCCAATGAAGAGTTGATAGAGTATCTTCGTGATCGACAAAAGAACGGAGATAAGCTGATTCTTTGGACTTGTCGTGTGGACGATATGCTCAGAAAAGCCATTGAGTGGTGCAAAGAAAATGAACTGACATTTGACGCAGTCAATGAGAATCTTCCGGAAATCATCGAAAACTTTGGCTCTGATACCAGAAAGATATTTGCCAATGAGTACATAGATGATCGGAATATCTGGCCTCTGGAAAACGGAGTAGCTGACGTTCTTTATTTGTGTGATGGTAAAAGATGTGGAGATACTTGTTCTGGTACGGAATGCAAGCATACATCCGATATAACTTATGCGAAGAATTTCGTAAAGAGTGACAATGGCTCCTACTGGGAGAAAGAAGCTGGATCTGCAACCAAAGATTCTGATTCTCATGAGAAATCCAATATGGAACTGTGGGCGGAAAGGGAAGTGGAAATTGCCTGCAAGCACGAAGCGCCTGATCGGAAACCAGGAGAATGGGATTACGGATGTGCTTGCTACGAAAGTGCATTAAAGGCATTCCAGAGTCTTTGTGAAGATGGTCACAGCGGATTTAGCATCAGCATGACAAAGTTTATCTTAAACCGATTGATTGAAGGAAAGCCGCTCACTTCTATCGAAGACACAGAAGATGCCTGGAGCGATATTTCTGATCGAAGTGGTCTTCGTGGAGAGATTGCGAATTACCAGAGCCGGCGGATGAGTTCTCTCTTTAAATATGTATATGCTGACGGCTCTGTTAAATACAGAGATGTCAACCGTTTCTGTGGTGTGAACTTGGATAATCCAGATGTATTCTACCACAGCGGCTTGATAGATCGAGTAATGGAAGAAAAATTCCCGATTACCATGCCGTATTTTCCGGAGAGCAAACCGTTCCGTGTGTATTGCGAGGAGTTTCTTACCGATCGAAAAAATGGTGACTTCGATACGGTTGGGATTCTCTATGTGATTAAGCCAGATGGCGAACGTGTAGAGATTAACCGTTATTTCAAAGAAGGCGAAAAGGACTTTATTGAGATTGCTTCCTGCGAGTATGAGATGCGCCGAAAGATGTATCATGAGCTTCTGGAGAATCTGAAAAAGGAGCAGAAAAAAGACTATCACGGTTGCTTCGGAGCTGCGGATAACAGTTGCAAAGACTGTATGGAGGAAGAACAGCATGAATCGGAATAGATTTATCCAAGGATTAAAAAGTAATATCCAACTTTCCGAAAAAGAGAGGAAGCGGATTATTCGGAGAAGCCTTCAGAAATACCCATGGAAAACAAAATGTACGGTGGCGATGGAGGAATTTGCAGAGCTTCAGCAGCAGATCAGCAAACAGGTTCGTGGCTACGGGGACAGAATTGGACTCTTGGAAGAGATGGCAGATGCTTATATTTGTCTGAACTTCCTGGAGTCTATTTTTGATATTAAGCCTGAAGATTTGCAGAAAGCTATCGACGTGAAGCTGGAGCGAGAAAGGAGAAATTGCCAATAATGGGATTATCAAAACTTTCAGAAGAATGTAAAAATTGCCCGTTTGTCGAGAAGTGTAAAAACAAGCGAATGGAAGCATTAGCATATATGACTGAACCGCAAGTTTTAGCAAATGCGGCAGATCCAAGTTCTGAAAACTTAGCAGCACCTTTATTACGAGAAACCGTGACAATCATGATAAATGGTACGCCAACTCAGGTTTATAAAGACGAAATAGAAAAACAGCTCTATTCCCAATTATATTCGGGGTTAGGCTTGAAATTTGGGAGTTAAAAAGGAGAAAAATAATGAACGATTCCATAGTGCCTGGAGTGGTGTATATCCATGTTGGCAATGAAATTCAAAAACTCTGTGAAACGAGTGATATTCATATAGAGACATTGGCAAATGTTCCAGTTTCTTGTGATCTGCCCAAATTAACAGAAATGGAAACATCTGCATCGTTTGAAATGGTAACAAAAATAAGCGAAGAAGCATTCTTAATCCTTTCTGGAATATTTGATTTGTCGTTAAAACTTTGTCCAGACAATCGAGTACGTCACTTGGTTTTACATGCCAAAAAGAAACGAACCAGAAAAAAGAACCTTCATAGAATTTTTCGAATGTTAGAAAAGGAGAAAAATTATGAATGAAAATTGTTTAAGTCCTTTACCGCAGTATCATATCGATAGAGATAAGCTATGCGAGATTGTAAAAGAAACCATCGGCTACGATAGACTTATGGATGCGTTCTGCTATGGAATCGTCGTTTGTGATGAGTTTGCTTGGTTTTCCAACTCAGACGAGTATTATATTATCCATTTGGAAAGCGGCATGATGGTAAACTGGTATAAACATCTCGGAAGGACAAACACTTGCTCGCAGAAAGATAGAACCATTGATGATTATTACGAGTTCTTCAGATTATTTAAAGAAGAATTGGACTATTTCGAGAGGAGAATGCAATAATGATTAAAATTGAAAACGTAGAAGTTATGGGTTGGGGACACGCTATTCGTGGAATGCGGAATCCTATGAACAGTTGGGAGAGAGCCGATAGCGGAATCTGCAAAGGTGGGGAGAGTGGCATTGGGTGTGAGAACTGTGCCAATTACGATTCCTGTGAGCATACATACGATCATTCCTGGCAGCTTGGTAAGACAGATCACGATCTGATGATGCGACTTGCAGCCGGCGGGCCAACTCACGCAAAGTATCGGAGGATGATTGCAGTCTATGCAGATATTACTGCTCCGCTTTATTGGTGGAAGGAGTTCGATACTTACAAAGTTGGTACTGTTGCAAATTCTTGTTCCACCATGCATAAGATCGCAGAAAAGGAGTTTGCACCGGAGGATTTCAGTTGTGAACATTTGATTGATTCTTTTGGCGAAATCTGGGATATTGCGGCAGGAGACGAATGTCGAAGTACACCTCTTGACATTCTTTATACCGTAATTAACGCTCTGAATATTTATAGAGAAAAATACATCGAAACCAAAGACAAGAAATACTGGTGGCAGATGATCCAGCTTCTACCCTCTTCCTATAACCAGAAACGGACAGTGATGCTCAACTATGAGGTGCTGGCCAATATCTACAAGAGCCGGAGGAACCATAAACTCGACGAGTGGCACACCTTCTGCGACTGGATTGAAGAGTTGCCTTATAGTGAGTTGATTACTGGCTATGAAGAGGAGGAAGACAAGTAATGAAGAATCTAGTGATATTTTCGGTCGAAGAATTGTACGATTTGATTCACGACAAACCTGTCGCTGATGAGAAGTCCGGCACCATTTATATGAGCATAGACTGCTATGAGAAAGAGGTGGACAAAAATGAATGATTTCGGTGTAAAAGAAGCCCAATGCACACGCTGCGGGCACAGAGAAGTATGCTCTCTGAAAACAGAATTTCTCGAAGCTCAGAAAGCGATAGACAAAGTATATGTAAGTCGCCCTTGCGAAGACGACAAAAAAGTAGGCATGATTCATGTCCGCGATATAAAGTACATTGAGCCAGTCGAACTTCGTTGCAAACACTACATACCCGACACAGGAGTGAATATCAGATGACAGATAACAAAAAGAGAGGCAGACCAAAAGCTATAAATCCGAGAAGTAAGCAGTATCGTATTCGTCTAACAGACGATGAATGCAAAGCCCTAAAAACTATCGCCAAAAAGCATAATCTTTCTGTAAGCAAACTTATTCGCTCCAGAATAATTGAAGGTGAATATCAGATGACAATTAACGAATACCAGAAAGCCGCCTACCGTACCGCCAATCAATCTCTAACCGACTCTCAGCAGCTCCAAAACGGACTCATGGGTCTTAATGGAGAATCCGGAGAGTGCATTGATATTTTGAAAAAGCATCTCTTCCAGGGGCATGATCTCGATAAGTACCACATTGCCAAAGAGCTTGGGGATGTGGCTTGGTATCTTGCGGTAAGCGCTCAGGCTCTCGGTTTTGATTTGGAAACGATTTTGCAGATGAACGTGGAGAAGCTGAAAGCGCGTTATCCTCATGGATTCGACGCCGGACACAGCCAGCATCGTTCT